TTAAGAAGTGCTGCTGCCTCATATCGGGTCATTGCCTTACCACCACCATAAGTGCCATTAGGATAACCAGCAACGCAACCATAACGCTCTACAAGGTTGCTGAGTGCCTGATATGCCCAATCGGTTGGTTGCACATCAGAGAGTTGATTAATACTTGTAACCTGCTCAGAGGAAGCATATTGGTTGACTGCTGCCATATTCAGATCTGCGGCATTCGCAGCAACAGGAGCAACCATTCCCAGAGCAACAGGTGCAAGCATCAGTTGATTGAGTTTCATAAAATTGTTTTATGTACTATAGGACAATATAAAGATTTACAACAAAGCAAATCTTCGTTATTTAGGAAGTCTTAAGCAAATCTTAAGATTGAGAGTATCTTAGAGCATCTTGAGTCTTATGTCAACTAAGATTTGGTTAAGAAGCGAATGACGGGGATCGAACCCGTGACACCAACTTGGAAGGATGGGATGTTACCGCTACACCACATTCGCAAAAGTGGGAGATTTCTCTCCCAGCACTTACCTTCACACGGATAGGAAAAGTATAAGACATAATAAGTATTATGTCAAGCCCCCGACAAGACTTGAACTTGCGACAACCGCTTTACAAAAGCGGTGCTCTACCAACTGAGCTACAAGGGCATATGGTAGGTGGAAAGAACTTTACCTATGTTCTTTCTCTTTACTTCTCCCAGTCGTAACCAGGAGGGGTATTTGGCACCTACGGAACGGTGATGAGTGCCCATCACCAGCAGAAGACACTTTCTGCGATTTTCACTGCATTAGAGGGCAGTGATAATATGAAAGAATCGAACATTTCCAACCCTTCCAACTCCACAACCTGGATTCGAACCAGGGACCAAATGATTAACAGTCATCTGCGCTACCGCTGCGCCATTGTGGAATGTTCTACTACTTAGAACTTACAAACTCATTAATTTTTTCAGCAAGTGACTCAACATCTTGATAAGAAGGAAAATCTGGATAATCCATCTTGACCGTATTCATAGAATTTTCATTCCAACAACGGGCAGTATCATATTCAATACTAAACTTATCGTTAGCAAATGCATATGCTTGCTTAAAAATCTCAAATCGTAGTTCGTATGGTGTCATAATTTACTCTTGTGTGTTCGTGTGTATTATGGAGAATACATCTCCAACGTCTCAGGTTGGATTCGAACCAACGACCGACCGCTTAGAAGGCGGTTGCTCTATTCCACTGAGCTACTGAGACATTATGGAAGAGTAAAATCTTCCAAATAGGACTGGAGGGAATTGAACCCTCTTCACACCGTTATAAGCAGTGGGCCTTAACCAATAGGCGACAATCCCATGTGGGAGTGGAGTGGAACCCCGCCTGCCCATGAGAGTATTATAGAGGATAGTGGCAACCTTGTCAAGCATCCAGATCAACGAAAAGGTGGTCCACCATACCACCCAACTAAAGAAATTCTTCTACCAGAAGTTACGGGTTTAACTCTGTGAGAAACTATTGATGGAAAAATAACTACATCACCAACATCAAGCTTAAAGGTTTTTACTTTTTTTGTTGGATGAAATAATTGAAGTTCTCCACCACCATAATCCTCTTTAGAACTCAAACACATCACAATACTCAATTTTCTAAGAAAATGTCTTTGTGGTTTATGTATAACATCAATGTGCCAATTGTAATGATCTTTAGGTGGTTGATACACAGTAAATTGAATCTGATCATGCCACCCTTCCAAATCAAAATCAAAAAAAGATTTATTTGCCACTGTAACAAAATGAGATAGCATTCCAGCAACCCAAGAATCAGTATAAAGCCATCGATGAGATGATAATCTCACTTGAGGAATAAATTTATCTTTAAAACTGATACGTGATTTTTCCAAATACTCCTCTTCAAGAAAATCTTTAATTATATTATCACATATTTCTTTACTCATTTGAGAAGGAATAAAGTAATGCTCTAAAATAGGAGTTTCTGGATAATACTCGGTCATTTCTACAAATAATTAAAATAAAAATAAAAAATCAAGAATTTTTATTTGCTTTTCTCAAATTTTTTTCTTCAGAAATTTCCGTTCTACGAATCTTAACGAGTTTAGAAAGTTCCTGAAGTGCCTTACGTGCTCGTGTACCTGCGGCACTATTCCCACTAACAAACTTTTCGTCTTCGGTTTGCCAAGTAGTTACCGCATCAGTAATTTGTTGTACTGTAATAGACATAATAATCTCCAAAAATAAGATATGTTTATATATAACACTTTAAAAATATTATATAGAGGATGGAGGAAAGTTTAAACTTTCCTCCATAAATTACTATTTTATTGTGTCAAACCTCTACCGTGATCAGTCGGTTAGCATACTCATGAGCATATGAAGTGCGGGCACCATGAATGCCCCAACCAATCCAACTATACGCATAGTCCATGTAACGATTGATAGATTTACCAGGAGTTTTCATCCTGTCAACAATTCGTTTCCATTGAACCTCAGTCGTTAGATAACGAAGTTGCGTTGGGAGTGCTGATGGAGAACCACCATACTTCCTAGCAAAATCACCCAATCCATAATAACGATCGGCAGATGTCCATTGGATCAGACCATAACCACGACCGCAGTGATGGTACTGAGTCCTGCTACCACCTTCACAAATATTAGGCACGAACATAGATTCTTGCTTAATATTGCCCATGATAGTAGCAAGGGCGTTTCTGTCTTTAATTCCTTGATCTTGGAAAAAATCCAAGGCAAGTTGTTCATATTCTGAACACCCTTTACAAATTAGCCTTTTCTCTTTTGGCTTTTCGGGAGCAACCTCTCGGGTCGCTGTCGTATCAAACTCCTTAATAACAGAAAACGGCGCTGGAGGCGTCGTCAAAGGAGGAAATACAGGCAGTGTTGCCACATTGGTTGTAACCGATGCCAGAAGGGGCAGGGCTACAGTAAAGATGTTTTGCATTAAATTTAATTGAACTCTACATCCGTATAGAAGAGGGGTACACCCAACTCTCGAAGGGCATCTTCCACGGCTCTAATTGTCACATCAAAGACTCATAATAAGTACCCTACTCATAATAGGGATTTTTACATAATAAGTTAATATTTAGGTTTTGTCAACAATTACCCAACATTATCTTTAATAAGTGGATATTTTGGGGAAGACTTATTGTTAGATGTATCAAATATTATATCTTCCACAAAAAATACTTGGGTTAATCTTTCTTTAGTACCAAAAAAAGGAACTCCGTGAAAACTATTTCCATCAAACAATATGCAACGATTAAATACATTTTCAACTCTAACCGATTCAAAATACTGATTTCTACTTTCATTCCAAGAAATCATATCATCATCAGTCAAATTTGTTCCCCCATATTTTTTAAACTTAATATTGTTTGCCTTATTATCTAAATCATTATTACAATACCATTTATTTTTAAAAGTATAAATTGATGTCCCTGTCGTTTCTTCTGGATCCGTATCCAAATATATCACACCACCAAATAAAACTCCATCCCGATGAATAAAACCTCTATTAATTTCATTATACTTATCGGAATGAAATGGTTTAATTTTTTGAAATAAAGTACTTATTCTATAATTTTGTATTTGATTCATATCATAAAATATAGATAAAATTTTTTCACAAAAGTGATGAAACAAATTTTCATTAATTATATGAATTGGTTCAGTTCTTGCTCCTGGCCATCTACCATCAGTGTTGGGATAAAATTTTTGGGATAGTGCAAATTCCCTTACCGCATAAGGATCTGTATAAAAATCATCTATTACACAAACTGGAAATAATTTATTACTCATTTAACCCTTATTATTCTCCAATATATTCTAAAGAGTATATATCATGATCTTCAATATCAGGATTCAACCATTCACTAAACTCTAATTGAATAGAACGAGCATCTTCTAGATCTTGTTCAGACAACGTATGAATTCTATCAACTGCCCAATCGTGAGTTTGTCGAAGAGTTTGCTCCAAAGTTTCCATAGTCTTTCCGCATATAGCGTCCTAGTATGTTGCTATTGTAATACGCGGGAGTGCCGTCGTCAAGTGCTTCTTTCAGTACATTATTTAAAAAAAGTTGTTTTGTCTCTTCATAATTACATTCACCTTTTGCAATATGAAGACTTAATATTTCTCTACTGAAGATCTCTTTACCATACTTTTTAACATCTTCTTTTAGTTCTGGACAAGATCCATAATACTTCTTCCAATCTGACTCTTGCTTTACTCTTCTTTTCTTACCTGGTGGTGTTCTGTAAGACCATAGGTACTTTCTTCCAATATACTTTCTCCCAGTGGTCTTATTGGTAATACAATAAACAAAACCAAAGTACTCCCCAATATCATTAGAGTCAAATACTTCGCTATTGTATCTCCAAGGATTTTCATAGCTCATATAGTAATCTTTAAGAGCTATTATTTATCCTTCAACGCTAGCAAAGCGATTCTAGCAATAAAAAGGGGGGTTTGTCAACCCCCCTTTACCTTTAGATCTATGTTATACTAAAAATCAACAAGTTGATCCAAAATTTCATTTCTCCATTCTTCACTCATGTTTGTCATAATTACAGTTGCTGATTCTTCATTGTCAGCATACCCTTCGTCGAGCAAATGCTCAAGAACTACATCATAAAGATCCACTCTTTCTTCAACTAAATAAGACTCTGCAATTTCTCCTAATTCATAATCAGAGAATGATTCGAGAACATAAAGTGCGTCTTCAAAAGTATTAGCATATCCTTCAGAAATTAAATCTTCAAGAATATATGCAGCAAGAATTTCAAAATCTTCTTTATTTAAAAGTTTTCTTCCTCTAGAAGCAGCTCTGCTCATAGCAAGAATTCTTTGCGATTCTGGTCTTGGTTTTCCGGAAGCAGTTGCTGATGTAGCACCTCTGGGTGGAAGTGCTCTACCAGCAGATGAAGGTCCGCCGCTACCCCCAGAAACAGACTTTGATTTAATTCCACCACCAGATGCTGCTTCTTTTCTACCAGAAACATTAGGTTTAAGAGTTGACTTTTTAGTACCAGATGATGAAGATCCAGAAGAAGCAGAAGATGGGAAAGTGCGCTTTACATTTTCACCACTAGGTTTCCATGTTGACTTTTTACTACCAGATGATGAAGATCCAGAAGAAGCAGAAGATGGGAAAGTGCGCTTTACATTTTCACCACTAGGTTTCCATGTTGATTTTTTTGAAGAACCACCACTAAATTCACTTGTATCTTTAGAAGCATGGCGTCTAGCAGCTCTTCTCATTTCTCTGCCAGTTGATCTTGCTCTTGCCTCTCTATCTGCCTCACCACTAAATTCTTTCTTAGCAGCAGAAACACCTGCTTTTGCTGCTTTACCCACACGACCCATAAAACCTTTTATTTTATCCTTAGCAGCGGCGAGTTTACCACTAACCTTTTTAACACCCTCTTTCGCCTTTCTACCCGCCTCAGCGGCGCCTCCAGCGGCGGCAGAGGCAACTCCTGCTGCCTTTGTCTTTACGTTCTCTGCTGCCCTTTTTGCAGAAGATTTAATTCTTTCTACTCTTTCTGCTCTTCGTTCTGATTTTTCTTTTTCTTTTGCTCGCCCTCTTGCCTCTTTTGCGGCCTTTTCAGACGTGGCAGCATATTGTTTTCTTGCAGCAGCACGAGCAGCCATATCCACTCTTGCTTCACTAAGAACTTCATCAAATGTTTCAATACATTCAGAAAGTTCTACACCTTCTGAAAGAATTTCTTCCATTACTTGATCAAGTTCATTATCAGAAAGTTCGTCAATAAACTCAAAATCTTCTTCTACAGTTAGAATATCTCCTCTCAGATCTTCATTATAAACCGCAGAATATGCTTCGTATAGGTTAAAAGCGTTCATTTTTAATTTTTTTTCTTACTTTTATTTATTTATAAAAAAAGAGGGTCCTAGGACCCTCACATTACATCATCATTTTTTTTACCTAACCATTCTTTTTCATAATCATAATCACCGAACAAAAATTCATCACATTCTGCTGCTTCTTTATAGGCATTAACAATTTCTTGTTCTACCCATTCGTCATAGTTGGAATCCTGAGAAAGTATCCTTGGTAACATCTTGTTTAATCCCACCTACTATGTATGATTCAACTTCCGTTTCTTGAGGTGCTACTTGAAGTCCCTTGGAGGAAATCCAATGTTCAGTCCATGGAAGTGGATTATTTTTTGCAGAAATATCATAAAGTGGTTTAAGACCAATTGCTTTCATTCTACGGTTTGCAATCCATTCAACATACTGCTGTAGCAGTTTGTCATTTAGACCAATCATAGATCCATCCTTGAAAAGATACTCTGCCCAAAGTTTTTCCTGATTAACAGCATTTTCAAAGGTCTTATAAACCCATTGCTCTTCTTCTTTAGCAATACTTGCCATTTCAGGATCATCACCTTCTTTCCACTTATTCATAATATTTTGAGTGATTACTAAATGCTGATTTTCATCTCTTGCAATTAGTGAGATGATTTTTGCACTTCCTTCCATAAGTTTGAGTTCGCCAAATGCAAAACTGCAAGCAAAACTGACGTAAAAGCGAATACCTTCAAGAATATTAACGTTTGCAACTGCTCGGAAAAGTTTACGTTTGAGTTCATACCTTGCCTCTTTTGCGTATGGGACTTGTTCTAATGCATGAATCCACTCACTTGAATTGTCATAGTGATGGGCACTATTAATGAAGTCGTTATATGCTTGAGTAACACTTACGGCACGTTCCATAATACGATCCTCTTTAAGAATCATATCAAACACTTCAGAAGGATCTGAATAAACGTTTTTAATGATATAGGTATAAGAACGGGAGTGGATCATCTCCATAAACTCCCAAACTTTCATACACGCTTCCAATTCAGGAAGTGAACAGTATGGTGCAAATGCCATACCAGGTCCACGACCCTGAACGGAATCGAGCATAACTTGATATTTCAAATTACTTGTAAAGATATGCTTTTGCTCTGGACGGAGAGATTGATAATCTCCCCTATCCTTCTGAAGAGAGACCTCTTCGGGTCTCCAGAAGTAACCCAGTTGTTGTGTGGTTAGTTTATCAAAAATTGGATACTTGTAAGAATCATATCTCTGAATTCCTAGTGGTTGTCCAAAAAACATAGGTTGCTTTTTGGTATCTACTTCTTGAGAATTAAAAACGGTCATAGATTCAACCATTTTTTTATCTCCTAAACTTGTTTTAAATCTTACAAGACTCACAATCTTCCTCCTCTGCTTGTTCTAGTTGAGAAATTAAATCTTCAAGTGACTGTTTGGTTTCTTCAACCTCATCAGTCTTATGGTCATAAGTATTTTGATAATAGCTGGTTTTCCAGCCGTACTTATATGTAGTTAAAAGGTCCTGTGCCATTACTGAAGTAGGAACTTCATTATCTGGGTAATTTTCTGGATTATAGGACCAGTTTCCAGAAATCGCTTGATCGAAGAATTTTTGCATAACTGCAACAATATTGATATAACCACGATTGCTAGGCATATCCCACAGAAGCGTATAATTGTTCTTAAGTGTTTGATACTGGGGAACAATCTGCTTGAGCGGACCTTTTTTCGGCTTCTTAACGGACAGGTATCCTCTAGGTGGTTCGATTCCATTTGTGGCATTTGACACAACGGAACTGCTCTCCGATGGCATCTGTGCGGACAATGTTGAGTTCCGTACCCCATATTTGAGTACCTGTTCTCTAAGATGCTCCCAATCATACTTAAGCTCATTTGGAACTATTTCATCAACGTCCTTTTTGTATGTATCTATAGGAAGAATACCATTACCATATTTGGTTCTGTCGGAATACTCACAGGCACCTTTTTCTTTAGCAAGATTTACGGTTGCATCAATTAAATAATATTGAAACGCTTCTGTTAAATCATGCACCAATTTCCAAGCACCAGGATCATCATAATTTTCACCGTGCTTGGCAAGATAATGTGCAAGTCCAATAAAACCTACTCCAAGCGAACGACGTGCTCTGGTGGCGATTTCTGCTGCTCTGACGGGATATCCTTGAAAATCAATGAGTTCATCAAGACTCCTAACAGCAAGATCGCAAAGAACTTGAAGATCTTCAAGATCCCTGATTTTGCCAACATTAATAGCAGAAAGAATGCACAAAGCAATTTCACCATTAGGATCATCAATATGTTGAATGGGTTTGGTAGGAAGAGTGATTTCCTGACACAAATTACTCATCTCAACTTTGTCCATAAAGGAAGAGTGAGAGTTGCAATGGTCAATATTCATGATGTAAATACGACCAGTTTCTGCACGTTCTTTCAGGAGGTCCAGAAAGAGTTCTTGAGCAGCGATAGTTTTTCTTGGAATAGACTGATCTCGTTCGTAAGCCACATACAAATCGTCAAATCGATCAGTCCCAAAAGCATCATACAGACCAGGAACTGCGTGGGGAGAAAAGAGTGAAACTTCTTCGTTGCGGATGAATCGTTCATAGAACAGTTTAGAGATTTGGATACTGTAGTCTAACTTACGAACACGATTATCTTCAGTTCCTTTGTTATTTTTTAATACTAGAATATCTTCTATCTCTTGGTGCCAGATGGGGAAGTGTACCGTAGCTGATCCACCTCGTATGCCATTT